GGAAAGTCATTAAACGATAATTATCATAATTATTATTGACGGGAAGAGCCGAATTCCTCAACATTAATTCAGGATAAATGGTTGTACCAAGATAATCGAACGAAGACTTCGCAGTGAAGATAGTTCTATCTGCGGTATTAAAATAGGTCATTTGATCAAATTGAGGGTATGTAGATTCTACTAAATCAGTAAAAGTAGTTGTTTTATTAAATACTATGTTATTATCACTACTTAGCCTCTTCATCGCCACATTAGACAACTTATAAAACTGATTAACCGAGGAGGATCCAAAGAGATTTTGAATATTACTAATATCAAAAACCTTAGAAATAACAGACTGCGTTCGGGCTGCCTTTTCATAATCAAAGAAAAAGAATCCATTTTCTATCAAAGTATAATCATCCTCAAATTCATCTGGTTGTACTGTGGTTCCATAACCTAAAGTATTAAAATGTCCGATGCGGCTCATCAAAATAGAACCTTCGTTGGTAAAAAGATAATCAGTTTCGAGCGAATAAGTATCTTCCACGGGTTGTGTATAAGAACCTTCATCGAGGGTTCTATTATCTACTACCACAGGAGTTGTTACAAGTTCTCTGCGCAATACTGCAGTCTGCATAACTGTCGAATTAATTCTTATTAGAGTTTGATTAAAAGTTTGATACCAGTTCCCCATCGCAGTTGCTGAAGATTTATCCAAATAGCTCTTGCGAAATAGATGTAATCTTGGTAATAATTCTTCGGTATCTCCATAAACAGCTAAAATATAATTATATCCATTGAGCGCTTCAACAAAAGCCTCAGAAGAGTCACCAGGAGTTATAGCGATGATAGAGAATTGGCCAACCATTTCTTCTCTTGTGATACGCATAGAAGTATGAAAATCTCCATCAATTGTTTGTATCGCGTCATTATTATAAATTCCCCCGTCTTCATAAGTAAAAATCTTTGTGGGGGAGATTATAAGCTCTCCGCTCTCAAGTATCTTTTGATAAGAAAGTTGAGAAAAGAACGGATTATAAAAGTTTATTAATCTTGGACTACTCACAACAGAGTCATATAAACTATATAAATTGTTTCCGTTCATCTCCAGTGGAGTCGTATAAGTTACAAACCCAAATGATAATTGCTCCGGAAGGCTGAACATATGGAGTGGGTCATGGGTTCGCCAAGCTGTAGATTTTGTTTTTGCAGTATATTTAATTATTTTGTATAGGTTGTCTGAATCAATTTCAACACTAGTTTCAATAAAATCGCTTACACTCAATTCAATTGGTTCTTTGGCCTGCTCAAAAAATGCCCCATAATTTACAAAATTAAAATAATCAAGTTGTAAGTTACTTTGTAAACTTTTGACATAATATTCCATCACCGATATATTGTTTGAAATCAACTCAATATATCTGGTAGTTCCCTCTAATTCTTCATCTGCGTAATTTGTTGTGGTCCGAATGAGCGCGCCGGATTCGTCGACAGACTCACTTTCTACCGATTCTGGTATACCATCTAGCACCTGTTGAATATAAAATTTTATATTAGATAGATCGTCTAATATGTCGGCGCCGGCTTTATCTATTTCTATTCTTACATAAAAGCTAGCTTTTATATCGACATATCCGTCGTTAACAGTTGCTTGATCAATAAATAAAGTGGGTAACTTTAAACCCGCAACTAAATTAAAGCTATCTCCAAACATTTCTATTGACATATCTCAGGCTCCGTGACTGGTCCATAAATATCAAATAGTGCGATACGTTTTTTGTTCTCTTCGCATTCAAAGTCTAAATCAATATATAAAGTTTGCTTATTAAACACACTCGCTGCCTTGCATGCTTTTTGATGATCTACTTCTTGATCAGTCCGAATGTTAAGATAATATCCGACACTTGAGCTTAAAGTGTTATTAGATGAGGAATCTCTAAACGCAGCGGTGCCGCTGCCGGGTGAATGTCCATCGGGAGTCATTAATCCTCCACGAATTCTTTCGGTGTCGTTCTCAAAATATAATCTTCTAAATTTATCTTGTTTTTCACAAGTTGGACATCGAGGAGGAAGAGAACCAGTTAAGACTTCATAAACCTCGATATCAAAATTCTCAACCAATAAAGATGTATTAACTTCCTCGGTATACATCATCAAATCATCTCTTATGAGTTGAACTACTCTTCCATCTGCAAATGGGCGTGTCGTGAAAGCTTCGTTTTCGATTCTTTGTGTTTCTTGCATTGTAGTAATTGGAAACGACGGCAGATATTTTTGTTCGATTAGCCTTCGTCTATAATTCAATTGTATATTAATTTGAGGAATTTTAAAGTCATTTACAGTGTCAGTCATGACCGACGAACTAATGTTACCTTGAAGAGCGACCATTTTCCAAGCAGGAGCTATATTTATATCTCCATCCAAAAATGAATCTCCGATTGCCTGATCAAACTTGAAGGCATCCTTTCGAGGACGATACATGATAGGAGTAATATCGCCCGCATAATAAGACATTGAGCCCTCATCAATTATTTCCGGGGCCGTATCCACCTCTTCGAACAAAACTTGGCCTTCCATATACTGAGTTTTATTTTTAATTCTATCGTGTATAGTGTTAGATGATTCTGTTATTTGAGCGTATGCTCCATCGTATAAAACATTATCGTCATAGAATGCGTAAAATTTAGGATCAAATTTGCCAACAGAAAGTAGATAGTGACCGTAAGAAGTCAATTTTAAATCCATTACTCTTTCTTTTTTATCTATAAATTTCATATTGTTCTCTAATAAGTATTGCTATGTGTATTTCTTTTTTAATCTATTAAGTGCTTCTTGGCTTAAAGTCGAGGCTCGGGTGGGGGCAGAAGCAACGCCTCGTCGGTCTGGTGCTTTTGTATCCTGTGGGCCTGCAGCAGCCAAGTTGGTTGTTGTGCCAGTTGTTGTTTTGGGGCCCTCGGGCACGAGAATTCTCGTACTGTTTTCGTCTAAATAGGCTCCATAACCAACTTGAGTAGCAAGAGGTCCGCCGGTCGGGCCGACATTCACCACAGGGCCTATTTTTCCTGGAATTCTACCTGTGGGTCCAGGAGCGGATGGGGATGTCACAGCTGCCCTATGCGGGATCGAATGATGAGTAAGTGGAAGTGTGCGGCCAGAATTACCTTCGCCGCGTAAGGTTGATGGGCCCAATTGTCCTAACTTATTTTTGTCTTCAAAATCTTGTCGATCCGCTAACTCTTCTTCTCCTGCCTTAAACAAGATCTCTGCATCGATACTAATCTTTTCTACAAAAGAAAGATAGTCGTGAGGCCAATTATATAGTGGCGTTTGTTCTATTCTTTGTTCTATTGAATATTCTTGCAAATATGTATTGGCCTGTTGTGTTTTGAACTGACTGTAGAGTTTTTGGGATCTCTGTTTAACTTTAAATACCATCCAGCGAAGATTTTCATTCTCTGCTAGATTAGTTTCTGTTAATAATTCTGTATTAATTAATTCGTGAGAAACAGTGGTACTTTGTTGTGTAATTTTTTGATACTCTCTCGGAGCAATATTTTGCCACATATAAGAGAGATCGTCTTTATCAAACCGATATTTAAATTCAAAGATATACATCGCAATCGGCTCTAAATCTTCATTACTAACAAAATCTAACTCAGGCGGGAAGATATATTTTTCCATTAATTCTGCTTGTCTGCGAATTGATCCGCCCGCAGAATCCAAAGAATCTCCAGTGGCAGTTCCTATTGAAGAAGTTAGGGCGGCTTCGTATCTTTCTCTTGGTATACTAATAAATTTCTTATAGTCTTTGGCTGCTTCAGTAAGCGATACATCTCTTCTAAGTGATGGTTCTATAGTTTCAATTACATATGGTATTGCTACAACAGCCTCGTAAACGGTCAGATTATCTTTCAATTCACCCAATTTTCTACTAGGACTTGTGGAAAATCCTACCAAATCCGACAACGATTCAGTATCTTTGCTAAGCGAAGGGCCATTATTAGCTGCATCGTTATCATTATATACAGTATCATTTACTCTAACGTCATAATGATGTGATAACCAGTCTACCGGCATATCTCCAATTTCTAAGAAGATACCCTTAGAGCTATCCGGTTCGATGATTCCAAATTGGTGCCACATTCCGCGGGGAGTTGATGCTCGTCCAAAACTTGTAGGCAACGAAACTTCAGAACTAGTTAAAGCTCTAACAGATGATAAATCGTTAAAGTTTAACATGGGGGTTTCAAATTTAGGTGAAATCACCCATCTTGTACCAGCCGATATATTTGTAGCAAGACTCTCTTTCGTACTGAGATTTGTTTGTAACTGAGGCGATGATTCAACTCCAAACAAATCGATGCTAGCAGAAATTTGCATAGAATTTTCATTAATAAACGGACCTTCATAAAGTGCTGCTTGTTTGCCGTCAATACTATCATCATATATTAAAGATGTCCTATATTTTCTTTCGGTCGCCGGGAAAGTTGTAAGATCAGTAATACTTGACGAAGCATACCCAGGATCCATTCTCCAATATACATAATTTGATTGTTGAATAAGCTCTTCTATTGTTATGCGCGCAGATCCCCCAGAACCAGTAGGTCTGAAAATAATGTCGCACCACGCCTCTCCATTATAATATGGCGGTGTGTATGCAGGGTTGAAGCCGTTAAAGCTATCATATACTGTATTATCTAGATATTTGCTAACGGTCGCCTGACCGTTTGCCGAGATGCCAGCGAGCGCTGGGCCAAAAGCTGAAGGCCTACTATACATAGTAAAAGTTTCGCGGTATGGATCTAAAGTAGAACTTCCGGTGCATCTCATTGGATCTTGGGGAAGTGGAAAGGTTGCTGCTGTTGTATCATAATCAAAGGCAGTTCCCCCTGATGCAGTAACCAATAAATGCCCACCACCGGCTCCAAATGCGTTATTGGACCATCCAGTATTTGTTGCAGCATATTCATTGCTATAATCTCTTGGTCCAGTCATGCTTCTGCGCAATTTAACTCTGGCCATATAAACTTTAGTATTATCAACTATTACTGCGTCAACTACTTTAGATTTTAAAGATGTGAAGCTTGAGTCTTTAAGATAAAAATCAGCTACACCACCAAAGAAATTAGAAGCCATAGCAGAATATAATGGATCTCCATCGTGATTAAAAGTATAACTTGACGATACTGACGCGCTCGGATGCGTGTCCATATCAAAAAATTTAATATCATTTAGGTGTTGTTCGGGATAGATTATTGATTCAAAACTTAACCGCTTGTCCCAGAAAGATGCGGTGGTTGCAAATTTAGAAGGATCAGCAGTTACAGCCCAGTTATTGGGGCTTGTGGTTGTATCATCGCCATATTGTGTTCTTTGCACTTTGCTATAATCAGTCACAACTGGCCAGTCAACCGCAAGGCCGGACTTAATCGTGTTAAACAAAATTCCGGGAGCGAATAACGACTGGTATAGAGGTTTAATCATAGAACCAGATATTCCATTGCCATAAAAGGTATTTCCCCATGATCCAGTGGCATAAGAAGAACCACTAGGTTGAGAATACGATTTATAAAATCTTTCTACCAAGTCGGTTGCTCTTTGTGCGGGATAAAAACTCTTATATGGATTAAATCTGATGGTACCACTACAAACTAAACGTATCTCCGTCGCTTGTAAACTTTGTGACGCTAAATCATTAATATTTAGAAACTCTTTTAAGAATTCAGAATTAGAATAATCAATATAAAAATCATCGTTTGAACTACTAATAGCGGTTTCAGGAATTGAAAATGAATTATGTTTATCTTCAATAAATTTACCAAACGTTATATAATCTTCTGCGTGTTCACTACTTCTATATTCGGGTACAATAGCGAATTCTTTTGCATTACTAACTTTTTTAATCAAATAATTGAAGTCATCATACGAGTTAAACCACGGACTTGATTGATGTGATTCAAATATTTCCCACGGTACTGTCCCAAAGGTCGCGAAGTCCGTCGCCGCCGGATTTGCGCGGATTATGCCGGCTTTTGGTCCAGGCTCCCAGAGCGCTTCACCAGCATATATTTGAATTTGTGCGCTAGAATCAAATGGGCCTGTATTGGCGCCAGTTAATGCCCACTCCATTCCAGATGGAGTTGTTACAGAGCGGGGACTAGATATTAGGTGTTTTCTAGCATATAGAGCCCCGGGGGTCAATACTGCGCCTTTTTCTCGTTCTGTTAATTCTGCACCAACACCGATACTACTGCATGTAAAATATGTAAAATACGTATTTTGCAGTTCGCCTGACGATGCTGAAATTCTTAACGAATCTCTAAGATTTCTTAATTCTGCGGGTGTATTCGATGGGGTGGCTTCTTCTGTAGCAAACACCGATGTAGTTCTTGTCAGAAAGTCGAGTGGGGCGTCTAATACCCAGGCGCTTTGAGATACATCTAGATTTTGAGTATTGTTAAAGGTATCACCGAGAGTTACTCGATCGGCATTTGAATCTCTCCAATATTTGTTATTATAACCAACCTTATTTCTGGATTGTGATAAGAATTCATTTCTTTGTGATGGGAAAATGTTTTCAGTATAAAGTATCCAGTCCAACGCAAACCCATCCGAGTTCCCAATCTGAATCAGTTGCTCGGCGGCGGTCGTTCTACCAGAATAATTCAAATCAAATTGATCTTCAAACTTATCTAAATTAAAATAAACGTAATCGTTGCTAAAGTCTGCTTTGTAAGTTTGTAATAGATTTGTACCAAAGAGGCCCGATTCTTCGAATTGCTCTTCTAAACCTTCTATTGCAACCTGCGTATTGAAATCTTCGATCGCAATCGTAAGCGCTCTTCCTCGCAATGAGACCGGTGGCATCTCAAAATCAGCTTGACTATTGTAAGATCCGGTTGAAGAAACAAAATGTACTCTATTGTTATTTCTATATGATCTCAATATTTTATTGTCCCTCTGTCGAACTTGTTTCCAAGAAGGATGCCCATATGGACCTTGGCGATTTAATATTAAAGCATTTAGCGCGCTTGCTGTGCCTTCAGAATTTAATAGCGGATTGATTTCATAGTTAAGGTATGTTGTTAAATCAAGCGAGTCCCCAAGAGTGGCGGACGATGTTAATACTTGATCAATTATATTAGTATTTAATCCAACAAAATCAGTCGGAATGGAATCAGACGGTGAATATTGAGCATCTTTACCAAACCCTCTGCCGCCGGGACTTCTATAAGATACAAAATCGCTTGCAGTCACAAAATCGATGCAGTCAATCATACCTTCAGTAGACGAACTAATTCGAAAATCTGGTCTGACAAAACCATAACGATCGTTGAACGAAACATAAGATGCTTTAATCCACGAGTAATTTATAGTAGACTTTGGTATCTGTTGTGAGACAAAATAATTATCATAAATTGAAGAAGAATACGCGACAGACGATGAATTAAGTCTCAGAACATCAATTCTATTGCGATGGATCTTAAACATGCTCGGGAACTGATCATAACTGGCGCCCGGGCCGCCTTGGTTTTCAGTATTTTCATAAGCGGGAGAAGTTCCAGTAACGAATAATGAGTCTCTTCCAAATCTTGCAGTGTGTCTCGCAAGATGAGAACGAATCGCAAAAGCTTTATTGTGAATATCGTTCACTTTAATAGCGGTTGTGCCCCCGGATCCGGTCGGAGGACGATCAACCGACCCAGATGAACCAGATGGCAAACCAGATGCTTGAAAAATACCTCGTACAGATAAGTTTCTATAGTTAAGTGAGTTATACACTGAGAATTCATCAGCTCTAAAATCAGTATATCCCGGGGTCATAACTTCAATTCCACCAGGAGCGGAGAATCTTGTCGATATAACATTTCTATTTTTTATATTATTTGCTCCGGAGCCGCTAACATCAGCTAAAGATCCACTTAAGAGGCCGGGCTTTAAATAAGCTGTGGAATACTCGCCAACAGAAGATGTATGGTTGTCATTATCCCTTCTGATGTCTAGAAAAGTCCTAACCGATGTAGAACTCGTCATATTATTTTGAATGACCTGTGGAGGTAATGTCGGCTGGTTTTCGATGAAGTTTCGTGGATTAGAGTAGGCGCCGAATGTGCTTACAACATCATAATTATTATTATAATTTCCAAGAATCGTTGAACCAGTTGTATGCCTAATATTTCTAATATTTACTGGGCGCTTTGCAACCATATCGCGATAATAAACTGCCTTTTGAGATGCAGTCATCGGATAAGGGGTGGCGCCGTCATCATTAGCTTCTGGGAAGGGATAATCGGCTCCGACCATACCAATGGCGCCAGAATCTTCCAAAGTGGTTGTGCTGTCAAGACAAGTTCCAAGAAGAATCTTCCACGCTTCCGGTCTGTCATACCATGTATCGGTGCCAGGATTTAAGCGAATATGGCGAGATTGGTGGCCACCGACTGCATATTCAGTAAAAGGCCCTTGCATTGGTTTTTCCATTCGTGGGCCGTATACATCGTTATGAAGATTCGTGATCATAACTGAGCCTGAAACCTGAGCCATAACTTCAGATTGATAACCTCCACTTACGCTTGAAGAGATAAGATTAAACGGAAAGATGGTATTTGATTTAATATTCTTATATCCGACGCCATCTTCGTAATCACGGCCATGAAGAACTTTAACGCTTCTTCTGTTTTTCTTATAAATTAGCTTAGGATCATTATCGATGGGCTGCTGTACCATATCTTCCATAAATGCTACTAAAACATTTCGCGGAACGAAGGCGTCTCCTTCTGTATTGACAGGACCTGCAGGCGCTAGTGCATTATAAGTTAGCTCAATGTTTTTTGATTCAGGGAAGTTAACACCGCCTTGAATTGTCAGACTTATTTCTGTATCATCGTTATAGAGCTTTTGGAATCTTCTTCTAGAATATGCGCTGGGCTGATAAGCTGCTCCGTCTACAGTGTTTAGTCTAGGTAATGAACTGCTTATAAATGGTCTAGTAATAGATATCTGTCTTATGGTTTCCCTTTGTGAATCGATAACAGAATCACCAGATGTAATGTCTACCGAATCTCTCTTAGCTCGATTTTTCCAGAATAGCATATGCTTTGTGGTATTACGAGGACTAGAAGGTATTGTGCTCGATCCAAGTTCCCAGTCATAAAGCTTTTCACCAATTGATTTAACCGTTCCTTCAATCGTTGGCTCTTGAAATTCTAATGTAGGAAATTTAGTTTGATATTTATCTCTCTCAAGGACGTGAGGCTCGATTATATTCATCGCATCTTCGATAAAATCTGCTGAGGCCGGCACTAATTGGGAAACAATAGACGAAATAGCGCTGTCAAACCACTTATAATAATCAATAAATTTTTCAACATCAGAAGTTTTTGTAACTCTGCGGAAGAAAATCTCTCGGAGCTTCTCTAAATTCTTATATCTGCTTCTATATCGATTTACTGGATCTCCAATAACGTTATTAAAATCAATAATTCCTGCAAAGAATTTCAGCATCTCTGACGATATTGCAGCCTGCATGCTCTTTTCTAAAGTGAAAAGATAGCTAGGTACGGTTTCGATAAGCTCAAATACTTTATCATCCTCATTTAGAATTTTAATCATTTCAGAGGATACAGCTTGTTCTGGATCAACAAATTCAAAAATGTTAATGTCTTTCTTGTTGACAACATTAGTATTCGATGCTCCGAATCCATATCCATAACCAGTGTGCTGATATCCACTAATCGATCCGAGCCAACCATAATTGTCTCTTATAAGCGCAGAACCGGAGCTGAAATCTTGAGCAGTAAAGTTTCCTGCTCCATCGGAGGCGGTTATTTGCTGAAAGTTCCAATCAAGTGCTAATGTGTTTAAATTGATCAAATCTAAAGCAGAGCTGCTCAACTGTAATGGAGATATATTTTGATAAGATCCTGAAATACCGCTGTTGAAAAAATCATTTGAGTGTTGTAACAGTGATTCGTCATCTAAATACTTTGTCCAATATTTTGCGCTGGCAGCTAAGACGTCGGAGGTTTGTAAAATAGTTCCAGTTATATTCTCTCTGCGGGCTCCGACATACATTCTCTTAGGATATTTTAAGAAGTTGGAGCCAGATGTATAAGTGATCGATCCAGTAGATTCAAAGCTATTGACTACGGCTCCTAGTTCGGTGTTGGTGCCCTTAAAAATTACATCGTATGTATAGTCTTGGGATCCAGAAACTAAACCAGAGAGAGGGTAATTTGAAGGCTTTAGCCTTACTGAGAAATTCCAGTCGGTATTATTATAGACTTCAAAAAACGTACTACTTGTTAATTGTGGTAACGGATACGGTATGTTTGATGAGGTTAATTTAAAATATACATTTTTAGACTTAACCGCATCTCTAATCGCAAATACCTGAAAGTTAGCATAATCGTTGCTTGAGCTAACAAACGTTGTATCCGTGCCGTTTAATGATGCAGCGCTGGCTGTATGTGTCGTATACATTCCAAACAGGGAAATATTAGTATGATCTCGGCTTACATTAGTATTTCTCTTTAAATAAAACGGAAATTGGATCTCCGCTTCTATTGTTGCCCCATAACAATTTTCTATTCCGTCATCATCGCTATTGACAGATCCTGAGATATATCCGCTACTATCTGCGTTTGAAGAATCGACTGCTTGGTATACAACTCCTTGTATATTACTAGCTGTGTTAAAGTTAACAAAATTCTTTTTTACCTTTTTCTGAATAAGGTTATTTTTGATTTTATAGGTTGTATTGCTTGCGTATTGTTTGAATTGAAGAAGGGAATCGTCTAGATTAAAACACCTTAAAACATTACTAATTGCTTTCTCTGTCCCCTTAGACTTAAAGATATGTGTTAAATTATTATATAAATTTAGATAAATTAAATTTTTGGTGTCTTCTAAATTAGACTCGAATAATTTGGTGTCGTTTCTGTCTAACAGTCTTTCCATTATCGTCGAATCTACAAAAGTTGGAGCCATATACATTCCAAGCGATTGTGGCAGATGTCGAGCAAAAGGTATAGGCGCTATTGATGCGGTAACATAATCTGCTTGTCTTAATTTGGGGACCTCTCTGGTCAAGAGATACAACCTATCAAAATATGTTCCCATTATATGAGAAATTAATTTAAGGTTTGTATTCCCATTGTTTTCATGCTCTTCAAGGATCCAACTAGGTGCGTAATTTATGAAAGATGATTGATTATTAAGATCGTGAAAAGTTCCTGACGCCATTAACGAAGAGCTTAAATTTAAATATTCTGCATTATTTGTTCTAACAATTGGATCTTCTGGCTCATATAAAGCAGCGGAAGCAGACACCATCGCTGACCCTGTATTTCTACTATGAGTATCATATCCAGTCCAGACACCATTACTAAGGCGCCCGCCATAATCCAAAACGATGCTATCGACACTGCTAGAACCAACTATACCTTCATTAAACTTATAATAAAGTCCTAATGTAGTATTTGAAATATCGGTATTAACACCGCCGTTTACATCAGTAAACCAATTTCTACTGATTTGCTGGGAGTTTCTTGTTGTTTTCCAGAATCGGAACTCGTCTAAAGACGCACTAAGTTTTCCGGCGCCGATATATGATGAAGTTAGTGTAGTATCGGCGGCGCCGGATGGAGCGGTTAAAAGCGCTCCAACGCGGCCCATCATACCTTTTGAATTTAATTCGTTTATATTACCGGTATATGTGTTGGTATCATTAAGAACTCCGTCCTGATATAGTTTTACAGTGAAATTGCTTCCAGTGTTGTGGAATGAAAATGAATAGTGGCCCCAATCTTCTAACGAGGCTACTGTTAAATCTGCACCGATGCTAGATGTAACAATTGATCCAGATACGTTACCAGAATGTGCAGTTATTATGAACGGAGATGCGCTAGCGGCGCCATCCAATTCGATTGTGATTCTACCATAGTGAGCGCTTGAACTAACATAGTTATTCCAAACATCTACAACAACTTCTTTTTCGGTTAAATCGGTATCAAAGGCTGCCTTTTTTAACCAAAATTCGACAGTCACTCCATTATTAAAATCAGATCTTAGATTTGATAATCTGGTGCCCTTTCCATAATCGTCAGGAAGGCCTGCGGTCTGATAAAGATTCTCATCATAAATATTTGAGAAGTGAATCTTGTCATCATCAGGATTTGAACTCTGAGCGACCAAAGAATCGCCAGAGGAAGTAAGGGGACCCCCTTTGAATGTAATATATTCTAAAGAAGAGGGAAGCCCATATCCATCCCATGTTTTTGAGCCGTTCAGTGACCCCCAACCATCAGCTGATAAAAGCGCATAACCAGTGCTGCTTGGGTATAGAGAGTCAAAGATATACTTTTCTCCCTCTAACAACCCATTGTAAAATTTATTCTTTTCAGCATCTGAGCCATCATAAGGATAATATTCAGAAATTCTTGCGAGGGCGCCTTTATAAAAATAATAGGCAGATCCAAACTTAACAAAGTTTTTAGGATCGGAATAGTCGATTTGAGGAACGAATGTATCATTCTTCGTTATTATTTGTTCTGCATTGCGAGACGATTCTACAAATTCGTATTTGTCTTTGTCACTTGCATAATCACTAAAGTTTGTATTTTTGTTTGCGGAATCAAATAGTTTTTTAATACTCATAACTCTCTACTCTGAATTTAAAAGATTCTTTTTGTTCTTGCCACGAACTTACGCTATTATCATAAAATGCAAATTTCAGTCCATAAGCATAACCGGGCTCTAATAAATTCATATCTAGATCAAAATAGCTTCCAGATATATCGTAGGATAATGCGGTGTGCAGATCACTACCAGTTCCGTATTGAACAGCTTCATATCCATCAAGAATTCGATATACGCGATAGGAGGCACTGACTATCGTTTGAGATTCTATATTAGAGTTAGCAACTGTATAAATATTCGGACTCCAATTCTTCTCTCTAATAAACAAATTCATTCTTGCGGTTTCGGTGCTTAAATATCTTGTCTGTAGATTGGTAACAGACAAATAATAAGTAGGAAATGTAACAGAATATCCAGAATCATAGAACATTGGTTCTATGGCGCCTGTGAAATATTGTGTCGATGACGATTGTGCGGTTGCAATTGTATCGTCTGGCTTAAACCAAACATCATATACTGTGTCTAAAGTAGCGGATGGCATGCAAACCGAACAAGAATAAATTCCCGTTGAAACATATCCACCTGTAGCTATAATAGTAGAATTACAAAGAGTTAAGGCGGAGGCAGAAGGAACCGAGTTATTAGCAGATCCTGAAAATAAGCTAACAACAACTTCTCCCAATCCTACATCTGGAAGATTTACGAGTTGTCCTCTGATAATGTTATAAAAATATATGATATTTACATTGTCTGCTGCAGGGGCCCGAGAACTACTAAAATAGAAATTACCTCTATCATCTTTTGTTGTAGAGTCCCATCTCGCTTCAATTACAGGCCGGCGAAAGAAAAATTCGGTATTACGACCAAAAAATCTCTTTGTATAATAAGATTCTACCGCTCCACCAGTAATCGGCAATACCATAGCATTAGTGGTATTATTGGCGACGGTGGCGAGGGCTTCATAACTAGATGAAAGATGGATCCCCATACCATAATTTGATATTGTGCCAGCGATCCAATGTTCTACTAAGGGAGTAATATCCAATTCTAAATTTTCCGTTCCTATAGCAAATGTGGGCTTAAACTGCGGATCGGCTGAACCGGTTCGATAAGAGGCACCAACTGAATCATTTGTTGTGTAATTGCTGCCCGTCCAAGGTGAAGTGCTTGATGCACTCACCCAATTAGAACCCACATCCCCTCTCGTTAGATCTTTATATCCTTCCAGATCTAAACCATCACCCTCTTCCCATTCTTGCGCTATAGGCAAAACGTTTAACGTATAGTCTCTAGGCGTCGTTCTAGAATGAGGGGCGTTATACACTTTAAGATAAAAACTTGTGGATCCGCTAGCTGGAATAACACCGTTAGTTCTGTCTGTGCTAATATCTGTTACCGGAAATTTAATTAAAATTCTCGATAATTCTTGGGAGCTAGTTGTTTCTCTTCCATATATTGAGAATGTCTCTAACACATCGGAGGCGCCGGCATTAGCGCCAGTGCCACGTGTTTTTAAGTCTAATTGAAAGGCATTGACAATTGTGTTATCAGCGCTTGCTGTATATCTAATCAACATTATTTAATCTTACCCTTGATATCAACACCGGGGAATTTAACTTCAAATATCGCATTTTTTGGACAGGTCAATTGGCTACCATCAGGTGAGAAATTCTTATTTATTGAAAATCGGACATTAGAATATTGAGCACCAGTTTTGTTAAAGATTTTAACACTTGTTACATCTAAAACATTAGTTAACTTTTTGAGTTCTGAATATATATTACTTATTTGGAAGTGCTCTCCAATATAAAAGCTGTCAGCATAATAATCTTGCAACGCTCTAACTGCATTTGCGAGTACTCCATCTGCATTTGCGGCTGGCATTGTAGTAATTATAAATTCAACTCCCAAATTAACAATAAAAGGATCTAAGATATCTATAGTGTCATTAACCATTCTATATTGATTTAGCCATGTTTTTAAATTATTTTTAATAGCCGCATTAGTTTGTATTAATTTTTCAAACGAATCTTCAGAAATTACATACATATTTAAGTTTCTTTTAAGAGAATCCGGGTCTTTTTGCACCGAACATTTTTTAATAGAACCAAATTTTGCCGGCATTCTATACGCAATGTTTTCATAATCTGCTTGAGTTACAGCTCTGTTTTGTGTCGGAAATGTATCAAAAATTCTTTGTTTCACTTCCCCTGACGAGGGATAAGAAACATCTCCAACAATTGGTTTTTCGTTGGTGGCCTCGATCGAGGTAACCACAGTATTGATAGTTGAAGTAGAGAGACTTTCTCTATTTTTAAATTCTACAATCGGAGAGGCTACTGAATTAATAGAGCCCACTGCTGAATTAGAATTCATTGGGTTTGTCGCTCTATAAGCTACAGTAAGCTTAGTATTGACCGGCACTATTCCATAATTTGTATTCTTTGATAATCTTGTCGGATCAAATGTGGTATTAGTTACATAATCCTTTCCGAAGATATCAAGAGCTACAGCTTGAGGCTCTGCTATAATTTCAGTAGTTGATTGTTCGCCGCTACCAAATTGAAGAGAAACAACGTCTCCATCTCTTACAACAATAAATTTTCTAGAAACTAGCATCGGTTTAATGACAGAAGGAACATTGTCGTTTTTAAAGTTATTATTAGGTATTTCCTGATATACAATATCTTGAGAGAGGTTTTCTACTTCAAAATATTTATTGCCCTCTGTATCAGTTACTGAAATGACTTCTGAAATATTATTTGATTTAAGAGATATTCTTTTATATTTTTCATAAGCTCCCATCGTAATCTGCTGCTGGCCGAACCTTCCTGATACAACATTTCCATAAGCTTTTATGGCATAATGAGTTGGGGCGCCTGTTGCATCACTTATCTTTGACACAATAATAGGATTCTGCGGTTGATTAAGATCAACATTTTCAGTTAAAATAAAATTAAGACCTTGCTTCGATTTAAATCGGCTGCCCCTTTTCAAAATTGGAATGTAATTTAGATCGGGGCCGAGGCCGGTAGCATCAGCTGGAATTTCTACAAATATTGCCACTTCCCCATATGTCGATGGTCGACCTGGATTTTTATATCCAAGGATCCTTCCGTGCCGAGTGATGTTTTTTAGGCTATATGAAGTATCTAAAAACGATTCGTTAACATTATAGTCTAAATAAAATGATAACTGATCTCCAACATAGGCCACAGCATCAAGCATTAAAGATCCGAAAGATGCTTCACTAAAATCTTGAAAAGTATCAGGATAGAATCTTTCTGCAATCTGTTGTAGATCATCCCTAATCGAGTCAAATTCTCTATTAGTATAATTTATTGGTATAATCTTCTTGTCATTTTTGGGCATTTATTTAGATATCCTTCAAATTAAATAGTTATTTCTAACAAATCGTTAATGCCAATGTCTGGAATTTGATAAGTTAAAACTACACGTATAGAGTTAGTGTCTGGAGAAGAATCAAATTGCAAGTCTTCTATAGTGACAATAGGGAGATATAATTGAACTTGTTTATTTAGTCTGGTTTGAATTTTGCCTGAAACATTTTCAGTATAATTCAGGAATAAAAGCCTTTTAATTCCAACTCCAAAGTTGGGTTCCATAACTCTTTCACCGGGATTAGTCAGGATCAACATTTTTAAATTTTGCTTTACCATCTGACGAATAGTGGTGATCATGGTGAACCCATCGCCGGCGTCATATGTGATTGGTAATTTTATTCCGATAGAAGACATGTTTTAATACCTTTTGTAATTATCAAATAATTTATTTTTTACACAATTCGCCTGAAGAATCAAACGGATTAGTTCTAGTTTTCTTGCGGCGCCATCTGGGGAGTATCGCTTTAGCTAGATTTGGGCGGATTTTTCCTTTAAGCTCATTAATAGTAAATTCAACTGGATCAAAGTCAAACATAGATTCAAAATTGGACTCAAAATCTCTTGAATTATAGAATCCTCTAAACAAGGATTTAATTCTTGCTTTAGAGTTTCTTAAAAGTTCTTGATCCCAATTATCCCATTCAAGAACCCCGAGGCCTTGTAAAAAGCCAGGGCTTCTATCTTCTGCTGATGCCCAGCCTTCCTTGCTAGAAGAATAATCAGGAATTCCATCAACAAACGTAATTTTCATACCGGGCTTTACATCAAATTCTACACCGGAGCCTTCATACTCTCCGGTCTCTACAGTTACTTCGCCGATAGAAGGTAAAAAAGCCATATCATTGTAAATAGCCGCCAGAGATAATAGCTTACTTGTAGGAACAATATAACGGGCCGCTAGCTTAAATTTCTCATCTTCTTTCAATATTTTTAATAAACATAGTAATTCTTTTGAATTTGCCTGAACTGGAACAAAAGCCTGAATCTCATAATCTAAAGCGTCTATTTCAACAGATGTTATTTCAAACTTCTGACCGTCAACAAGAGCGGAAAACTGTAAACCATGACGCACTCCTAGTTCTCCTTTAATCCCCACAGGCTCATCAGTAGGCTCTTCGCGCGTTGCAGCAGATCTAGATGCCTCTTGAGAAATATCACCTAAAGCATAAACGATTTCTAAGGTTCCAGGATAAACATCAGAGATATTGAGCGTTGGCGAGTTTAATTTAATAATCTCAGAGCCTTCTTCTGTTCCATATTTTGTGCCATTAATACTAATATATTTTTCTATAACAAAGGGCTTTTTCGAACTAAATAATTCTTCTATATCAATGCCAAAAGTTACTAACACTTGCTCAAAAACGGAAATTGCAGTGTCTAATGCCGCCTGCAATGTCGTGTCTAGAGGGCTAGCCGCTACAGCAGCTTCTGCTATATTGATCGCTTCTTTCGCGATATCAATCGCTGCACTAGCAGTACTGGAGACTTGTTCGTATGATGGTTCATAATTATATGACTCAACATCGCCAATCGGTATGATCATTCTACTAATATTGTGTATGTGGGGGCCCACCCCATCATTTCCATAAATGTCTTTACATGCCGGATAACAATCAGACTGTGAAGCTTGAAGTTCCCAGCTGATTACTTGGTGCTTGTGCTTTATTCTCGAATCTATTGGAGAATAAGCGGTATAAGCCCAACCATTTCCTTCTATATCAACTTCGTATGCATGAGAATGATTAGCTACTTTAGAAGTTGTTCCATACGATGGGCCGCTCGGCTCTTCTTCCATAACAGCAACAATTTCTTTATCTAAATCTAAATCGATACCGCCATTTGTAAATTGCGTCAATATAAAATAATCGATATCAGTATACTTGGGAGTAATATTGATCGCCTCTAGGTTTTCAATAAATTTATCAGCCATATATTGAAGCTCGGTCTTAACCATTTCTTTCAATACAATTTTAGCCTCGTCTTCGGTTGCTTTAATCGCTTCAAAATTTAATCTTTCTTTATATTGCTTGTATGTTTCAAAATTATCTGCAAATACCTTTATGGATGCTGCAGCGCCGGCGCCGGGAATAGGAAGTGCGGCGCCCATAATAGCAGCGGCGGCGGCTTTTCCAAGATCGCTTCCCAAGTTTTGTGAATTCTTCCACTCTTCTTTGGTGGGATATTTATAATTTGCTTGCATCGTATTAATTTTATTAATAGCGTTTAAAACTGAATCCGGAGGATCAATTATCTTACCTTCATCTATTAATCTTCCGTAAGTTTGTACGGCTTGTTCTAAAAAGGAATACCAAAATTCCTCGTCTTTAAATGGATTAAGTCTTTCCCAAAATGCGCTCTGAACATCTTTAAACGCGGCTTCTATATTTTCAACAATATATTGTGGGTATATTGAACTGTATACGTTATCAAAATCAGGTTTAAAGATAGTAAACGCTGCCATTGTTTTAATGAAATGGACACTTGCATAAATTCTACAAGCTGCCGTGATCACCCCTTGAATTCCTGCGGCACTGTATCTCTCTAAAATTCTATTATATGGCAATTCAACGGCACAATCAGAATCAAATTTTAACCTTTCGTCGGCTGGGATATTATTATATGTTTCTTCAACTTGCTCGTCTATCTCACCAAAATCAATTAAATCAGTTTTAGAGGGTTTACAAGGGCTAAGTTCGGGGAATATTATGTCTATTAAGCCTAACCAACCCTCGTTTTGCAAAGGCTTCATATAAAGAGGAGGGTTAACATAGTTTCCTCCAAATTGTGCCGGGTCAAGATAAAAAATTCTTATATCTTCTGTATTCACAGCTTCATATTGATTCCTACTGATTCCTAATACTGCATCATCATTTGTGAGAGATTCGCCATTAAGTGTCGCGTCACTATACAGGGTGCCTCCAGGGCTATCGGTTTGGCCGGCTTGAACCACATACTCTCCATCTTCTTCGGTTAAATTATCATATGTGGCGCCATACAAAAATGCATTTTCATTATCGGATATTTCTTCTACTATTTTTGCGAATACTATATCTAACGTATCATTATAAAAGCCTTTAAGGTCTTCAAGCGTTCCTCCATAACCTTGTTGAGTCAACATTTCATGAAGCAAAACGAGCTGAGGAGTATAATTAGATTTTGTATTAAAGCTTTTCTGAAAATCTGGGTAATTATCTAAAGATAACAAATCGAAGGTGTCATCGACTGCCAAAAACTCAAACTCCCTCTCTTTTTGAATTGACGGAGTTCTCTGGCGAGATGCTGTTTTCTCCTCGGTGTTCATTGATTTTGTGTCAGCCCGAGTAATATCTGCGCCAAAATTTAAAAGATTAGTAATGTTGATACGTGCGGTATCTGCAGGAAGGTTGTTCACCGCAAGTATACCTTCAAACGTTTTCTCTTCTTTCATTTCAGACAAGAATAGCTTCATATTAAAGCCGTAAAGATAAGTTGAATCTTCCCAAAAGACTTTACCTTTATTATTATCCCTAAATTGTAATTCTATATCAGGCGTAGCTTTTCTGCCTTCTCTAATAAAATCAACTGTTTGGTCTGTATATTTGACTACCGCGTTGGTTTCATATCCAAAATCGGGTAGTGTAAGTGTATCAATCCCTCCGTATAAACTTAGACCCAATTCTTGGAATGTCTTAGTTATTGTTTTTTTATCGGCGAATTCATTGTTAGTGTTAAATGTTGTGTCTAATCCCCGCATTTGATATCGCATCCATTCTGCTATATAAAGTGGGAACTGGCCCTCTTGCTGGGCGGGGTCGGTAATCGTAACAAAATCAACATAGTTCTTTCTGTTGAAAGACCTTCTATAATGACTAGTTAATGGCGTTCCCAATGTATCGCTTAAGATCATGTTTAAGAGACCCCAGTTCTTTTCTCCGGGGCCATTTCCTAACATATCAGTTGAAAAATCCATAAACACTTGCTTTAAAGTCATTCCAAGAGCTTTATTCTTTACAGTTGTTACTACTTCTGGTTCGAATGGTACCAACCCATTCTGGCACCCTGGATCTGACAAAATCGGTGGCATTGAATTAGCGATCAACTCACTAGGATTTTGTTGAAGAGCATTCGTGATATCTTCAAGTTTTTCTAATAAATCATTTTGTTGAGACGTATCCATTTGTTGACATTGTTTTTGAGTCGCGCGCCCTTCGAGGAGGGAGCATCTATAATCACCAAAATTTTCTAAGTCTGCCGGTGTTGCACAAATTGAGGGATCGGCTGGAAAGTTATCTTCATCACCCAAATTATCTAAGAAATTTTGCATCGATGTTCGGGATTCGGCTGGCAGCAAATTGCCCATATTTGTAGTAAAATCAGCGATTGCGCTTTCATCGGGGAGTGCATCTCTATATTCTGGATATTCATATTCTATGATTTGATCCATTATAATTAAAGATTCCGAGGTCGGGGTGCCCAAAAACATATTCATCATCTCGCCTCTTGTTAACGAGGCAGACATATCTCCAGTAAACTGTAATAACTTTTCTGTATCCGCCAATGCGGCAGCACCCAAGCCTAATTTTTCAAACATATCAAGTATAGTTGCGTTAACTTGGTCAGCGTTGGCATCTGGGCCGCATATCGATTCTCTAATTATATCGGCGATGGCGTCTCTATTATTTAAGTCGCCCCAAGAGCCTAAAATTTGGCCAGTTGATTTTAATGTTTGGCATAATGAGTTTCCTATTAAATTACAAACTTTAACCATTAATCGCGCCAATACAGAAACAAATATGTTTTGCAGCTTTAATGTAACTTGAGTAAACATAATACCCGTTATATCATTTTTTGCTGGGATCCAGCTTAAAGGATTCCTTATAATCGGCAATGTGATATCATCTATTCCTTTGCAAAAGGGTAATTCTATGTCTCTAACAAAATCTAAGACCGATGGACTAAAAAGGGGAGGCTGCGGACAATCACTTAAAAGAATCAATTTAGCTATGAGCTGGGATCCTGGAAACCTATTCAACACCTCTAAAACACTAAAAAGATCCTCGGCGAAATGTTCGATAATTGATTCTACATAAAGTGTTATTATGAGACCAGTCGCTTGTTTTGGGGAATTTTGGCTTTCTCCAAATCTTTGAGCTAATGTTTTTACATTATTATTATTCTTTATGCTAGAAATCTGTTTTGTTGAATTTTTTAGTGAATTTAGTGAACCTTGGGCGGCTTCTTTAGCTTGCTGTAAAAACTCTCTATCACCCCATGGTTCTATATTGGTGATCTGGGCTGGGTCGACACCATTTTTAATATAATCGCTTATTTCTTGATTGACTGATGATTCATCAAAAATATTACCAGAATTTAATTTTGCACGGACTAAACTTTGTACTGCAACCTTGTCTTCAGGTGGCAAGAGATTGATCATTTTTCCAAAATTTATAATAGACATATTTTGTAGCGCCGACTTTAATATGGCGCCCAAAGATACTTCGAAGGAAAGCCCCCCTAATAGACAGTTTGTGGTTTCTATTAAAACGTCTTTGAGACCACAAAGTTTTAATGTACCAAGCATATCGGATAGGGCGCTTTTAGTGTCAGATGGTTCAGCATCTTTTTCGTCACCCAAGCCTAATACTTTTGCGCATAAGTCTCCGAAAACACCATCGGATATATCAAATTGTTTATTTGCTTGAACTTTAGCAAGGGCAGTAATTGTAGATAAATTATTCTCGCTCGGATCATAACTTAAGCCAAGACTAGTGGCCTCCTTTTCAACTTCGTCCAAATCCGATTTACACAAAACTTTATTAAAATTGTATAAAACCGCATCAGCCAAATCGAAATCTATATCTAATATATCTTGGCCGAGCTGTTTAGCTTCTGAAGCCAATGCATCACCAACACAGCTGGCTGCTGTAACCAAAGAACTATCTGTTCCAAATGGCCAATTCTCTAAAACAATGACTGTGGGATATGTGTGTTCAACAATAAAATCTGTCCAAACCGGAGGTTCTCTCGCAGTTAGTTGAGTTACCATATCGTCAATTTTTGAAAGATATCCCATCGCCGTTTTATCTTTAAAAACCCCCTTTTTTGTCAAAGATTTAATTTTCTTTGGACCAAAAGAGATTTCTTTGTCACCACAATCTCGCGTAGTAATGGTTATTTTCTTTAATTTATATTCGGCGCTAAATGTAAATCCAATTTCATTTACAATATCTTTATTTAAACCTGTTCCCGAAAACTTACCGCCGCGGAGGATATATTTTTTTTTGCTTAAAAAACCATCGACGGCTTTAATAACTTTTTCTAAAGTACCGGTACCCGTGATTCCGTTGTCACCATACCTTTTTAAGTTAAAAATTCTATTTTCACCCTCGAATATGATGTTGCTTCTTTGTGTTGCACGGAAAACTTTTAAATACGTTCCATACATATTGAGGGCTCTTCTTACTTTTAAAACATTAGAATTTAACTCTGCTGCATTATATGTTACTGTAATCTCGGCGCTGGCGGGGTCGTCTTCTTCGTCTTCGTCGGATTCGCTATCTATCGCATCGTTTATAAGGGATATATTTTCGTAAGGTATTGAATATAATAGTTTTACTCGGGATCCTCGACGGATATCAAGATCATATTTTTCGTATTCTGTTATACCATTTAGAGATAAAACGTTGTCTTCACTGTTGTCTTTTTCAAAATAAACCAAAATACCATCGATGGCTTCGCTTCTATGCTCATCAAAAATCGCTTGTATATGTTCGTTTGCTTCGTCGTCGGTCGCGTCGGCAATGGGAATTAAAGAAGATTCCTGAGTCACAATTGTGATCTGATATTGACATGTCTTTTCATTCAGCCAAGGTTCATCAACATCTTTAGTTTTCCAATCGGGAACAATATAATTTATATTTTTCTGACACGGAGGACATATTTTTTGTTCTGGAACATTAGCTAATTCATCGCATGCATCGAGAAGTCCGGAATTATCTTTGTCCTGATATTCTAAAAATTGTGAATTAGCCATTTTAAACCTTATGAGGTGAATACATTGGTACTAGAAACTCTCCGAGCAGAGCCGTCAGAAACATAAGTATTGTTCCAAAAAACTTTATCTAATCTTAGTTGTATAAGTGTATCTATAAACTTGCTGAATGTTTCTTGCATAACTGGGCCGGCGGCGGCGGTGTGATGTGGCTGTATACCTGGAGGTATTGTAATTCCTAAAATACCAGCAAAAGCACCTTGATAGATAGCCATTCTAATTAGCGCTCCACTTAATTTGTCTAATATAACAGCCAATTCATTAATACATAATTCCACATTTTGACCTTTTGCTATTCCTTGAATGACTGGTGTCTCCTCATCCGCTTCAATACCGGGCAATCCGAAGGTTGGAGTCGTTCCGCCAGCATTACCCGCCGAGAAAACGATTTTTGGAGCACGAGAAACTTTACCGCCAAGTGCTGTATTTATACCGTTTTTAAGACCTTTGTGCCCTTCTGGCATGCCTGTACTAAATTGTATTCCATTAAAACCAAAAAACCTAACTTGATCTGCTCCACCGTAAATGGTAGATTCCGCTTTCTTGTTTCCAATCGGTCCATCGCAAAACCCCATATTTGTATCACAATCGGTTACATCAGATATTGTGAATCTCGCTGCATCAGCTATGCTAGGATCTGCATAAGTTCCATCAGCTAAAATTTTAGAACTGCGTCGCATCGGGCCGACAACTATATCTACCGCCTCAGTCTGCATAGAATCTGGAGTAGCTCCCTTAGAACCATACCCAGAGCCTCGACCAAAGGGGCGATCAGTACCGATTCTAATGCTTTCTCCAAATTGGGTCTCGTTTAATGCATTAATACGATTAACGTATCTTGAGGGTGCGTTAGTTTGTGATGGGCCCGAATTATCCGGAATTATATTAATAGTTTGATTCTGTTTTATTAAGGTTTCTAACGATTTATGCAACTCTTGGCGCCATTCAGATAAATGGCTCAAATCGAACATTTTCTTAGTAGTCATACAAAAATCCTTTCTTGTTTGTCTTTTGCTCTATCCACCATCCCAGCTCCAATGCCAT